TGATGAAATGCGCAACGGCGGGCGACTCTGCCCGGATGGCCAGTGGCGCTACATCATCACGATGGAAGATGCGATCGCGGGCGGGTTCAACCTGGCCAACATCGACAAGCTACGCAACCGCTACAACCCGACCACGTTCAACATGCTTTATATGTGCGTGTTTGTGGACAGCAAGGATTCTGTTTTCAACTACGCCGACCTTGAAGCCTGCGCCGTTGAAACAGAGAGCTGGCAGGACCACAAACCGGACTCGCCGCGCCCGTTCGGGGATCGGGAAGTCTGGGGCGGGTTCGACCCGGCCCGCAGTGGTGATTTTTCCTGTTTCGTCATTGTGGCCCCGCCACTTTATGACGGTGAAAAATTCCGCGTGTTGCGGGTGTTTAACTGGAAAGGCATGAACTTTCGCTGGCAGGCGAAGCAGATTGAGCAGCTTTTCAGGAAATATAACTTCACATACCTGGGCGTTGACGTAACCGGCATCGGCCAGGGCGTTTTTGACAATATCCAGCACTTTGCGCTGCGTGTCGCCGTAGCCATTCGCTATGACCGCAACACTAAAAATCAGCTGGTACTTAAAGCCGCTGACGTGGTGGGAAGCCAGCGCATTGAATGGGATAAGGATTTAAAAGAGATCCCGGCCAGCTTTATGGCTATCCGCCGCACCACCACACAGGCCGGTGGCGCCATGACTTTTATTGCAGACCGCAGCACGGACACGGGCCACGCAGAGGCGTTCTGGTCCATTGCGCACGCGCTGCACAATGAACCGCTTAACTTTGAAAACAAACCGAAGTCGCGTTGGAGGCTACGACAATCAGCATGAAAAAAGGACATAACCGCGCTGCAAAGCGCCAGGGTAAAAACGAACCGGCGCGCAAAATGAGTATTTTACGTTTTGGCAAGCCCGAACCGGTACTGACCACCGGCACGGATTACCGTGATGTGTGGTACGACAACGACGCGCAGCATTACACGCTACCGATTGACCGCCTCGCGCTGGCGCAGCTTATCAACCTGAACGGCCAGCACGGCGGCATCATTCACGCCCGCAAAAATATGGTTTTATCGGATTACCTCGGCGGCGGACTGTCACGCGATGATATGGAGGCGAGCGCCTTTGATTTTCTGACGTTCGGCGATGTGGCCATTCTGAAAGTGCGCAACGGCTGGGGCGATGTGGTAGAGCTTGCTCCGCTGCCGGGCCTGTATACGCGCCGCCGCAAAACGGGCGAATTTGTCGTTCTGCAGGACGGTGAGCCGATTGTTTACCACCCGGAAAATATTATTTTCCTCAAGATGTACGACCCGCAGCAGCACATCTACGGCCTGCCGGACTATATCGGCGGCATCCATTCCGCCTTACTTAACAGTGAAGCGGTGATTTTCCGCCGCCGCTATTACCACAACGGCGCGCATACGGGCGGCATTCTTTACACCCGCGACCCCAGCCTTACCGATGAGATGGAAGAAGAGATTGAGCGCCAGCTGCGTGACAGCAAAGGGATCGGCAACTTCTCCACCATTCTGGTAAACATCCCGGGCGGCGATAAAGAAGGCGTGCAGTTTATCCAGATGGGTGACATTTCCGCGAAAGATGAGTTTGCCAGCGTGAAAAACATCAGCGCCCAGGACGTGCTGAACGCTCACCGCTTTCCGGCAGGGCTGGCCGGTATCATTCCGCAGCAGGCCGCAGGACTGGGCGACGTCGAAAAGGCGGAGCGGATTTATAAAAAAAGCGAGGTAGCGCCCGTTCAGCGCCGGTTTATGCAGGCGGTAAACAATGATCCGGATGTGCCGGAAAGGCTGCACCTTAATTTTGATTTAAGCTACGCGGACGCGGCGCGGGAGAGTGCATCTTGAAGCGAAACGGGTTAAAATCCAGGCATATTTTGACAGCTGGAGCATGGAAAATGCGCGTATTGAAAATTGAATGCCCGGAGTGCGGCTCTAAAGCTGTTATTCGCAAGACTAACCGCAAACACAGAAAAATATCAGATATTTATTGCGCCTGCGCTGACGTGGAGTGCGGCCATACTTTTGTTATGAATCTGACCTTTTCCCACACACTCAGCCCAAGCGCGAAAACCGGCGACGCAATGGTGCAAAAAATCTTAAGCGCCCTGTCGCCGGATCAGAAACAAATGGCGCTGGATTTACTGAAAGCCGCGCCTGCCATGTGAATCATGCCCCCTTCCTTGGGGGTTTTTTATTTCAGAGCTGTATCGTTTTAATTTTTTATCCAGCTCGCCCGCCATCTCTCCTAACCACTGTAAAGCCAATTCTTTTTCACTACTGGAACACTCACTGCTCGCCATAAGTTTTGCAAATAAAACAATGCGCTGCAATTCGACAGTTTCCGCTAACAAATCTTGCACGGCCCCCTCCCCCTTTTCTAACAACTGTACATATAAACAGTATATTACCTTAAAGCCAAGTGTAAACAATCATTTCATACGCTAACTATTCCAAAAGTAATTACATGTATTAATTACCCCTATGACCAGCCTGGCCAAATCGTATTTTCAGGCTGTGACTTCCGTTCCCGCAGCTCCCCGTTGCGATAAATCAGGGTTCTGCCAGCGCCTAGTGACAGGCCACTACCCCGAATCAGCAAGTCGACTTCCAGATCGCTGCCATCGAAACCGCGCCTTTGAAGTTCTATCGTTAATCGTCGGCGGGTTCCCCCCGTACAGTTATTGACAGAACTCCAAGGGGCGGCTTCGCCGCCAGAAAAACCAGCCTCCGCTGACGCTTCGGCCAACTTCGGCACCTTCGCCCACTTAACCAGACGCGTGCATACTTCGGAACCCGGGATCAAAGGCGAGTAGATTCCCTGGATGCGCTGCACATCCTCCGCGTATTCGTTGCCCTGTTCGGTGATTTCATAGGCGAGGCGGACAATCAGATCGCGACGGGCGACCAGTGGCCCGCCCTGCGCCTGGGTATAAGAAGCCCAGCACCCCACATCAGCCGCCGCCAGCACGGCGTCCATCCGGTTATCTGTCAGACGTTGATCGCGCAGGCGGCGCAACTCGCGCCAGACCGTTACCGGCGCACCGCCAATCTGCTGAAACTGACGAATACGCCAGCGTGACGCCCAGGCGGAAACGGCTTTAGCCATATCCCGCAGGTTCTCCCCGGTCTCTTCATCCTTTTCGCCATCAAGCGCGAAGCCATCGATATTTTTGGAAATATATTTAGCGATGTAGCCGGTAGCAGAACCTAACTCATGATCGATAGGCTCAACGTGAAAACGCGCCTTAAGCGCTTGCGGTGACTGTAGTTCCTCAGAATCAGCTATGCGGGCGTGATAGCAAATAATATCCCGCACTGTGTCCACATCCTGCGGGCGCATAAACAAGAGCATGTGCCAGTGCGGCGTCCCGTCGTGATGCGGCTCCACCACGCGAAAACCAAAAATATGGATGCCAGCACGGGAAATAGCGGCGCGGGCTTTCGCCCAGACGTTACACAGATAGCGCTGCGTGTCCTGCGGGTTACAGCCATTCCACTGGTCAACAAAGCCGCCCTTGCTGTGCACGGCGTGGTAACGGGATGGCGCGGTGATGGTATAGAACTCACCTGCCAGCCCCATTTCGTCCGCGATATCTTCAAAACCGCGCATACGCACCATCAGCTCACAGCGACGGATCGCCGGGTTTGCGACGCTGCGGTGTACCATGCTGTCGAGTGCAATGCGCTGGCCTTCTTCATTCTGAAGGTCGAACTTTTTAAAAAACTCCAGATTGCGCTTTTTCTGTTCCACCCATTCGCCCAGCGTCTTGCGGGACACATAAGCGCTGGCCGCTTTCTGAACCTGCCCCACGGCTATGGCCAGATGCTCACGCTGAAGATCACGCGCACGCTTCAGGCGCAGATACCACCATTCCGGGGCCATCATTCGTAACATGCCGGAATGCGCCTGGCGCTCTGTCAGCTTGTCGGCCATCAGCGCCCCCCAGTAAGGGGCGGTGAAGTTAATCATCATGACCAGTTCACCCAAGTGGACGAAAGATAAACCGGCACGCCTCGCCAGCTCTTTTTCGTCCTTGGTAAAGCCGTCGAAACTATCCGTAAAATCACATAAGGCTTTTGTCAGCCAGGAGGCAATCTGGCCAGCCAGCTTTTTCAGGTCGGAACGGTCAAGGGATGGCAGGCTCTGAAGCAGTTTGCCGAACGGCAGATCAACCACATCAGCAGCCAGCTGGTATTGCGCGGCCACTTTGCGCAGACGTGGTAATACACTCTCGCCAATAGTCTGGCGTAAGAATGTATTAGCACGGCGACGCCCGTCGCTGGCTGCGTTAAACAGCTTTTCATAGCGGCGTCCGAAATACCCGGCTAACCAGTCGGGCATTTCGTGCAGGTACTGGGCGCGGAAGTCATGATCGGCAGGGTTTACCTGCCACAGCTTCCGCTCTGTCAGCGTTACATCACGCGGCACGCCAGGTGCAAAAAGCTCACGCCGCCATTTATTGACGGCGTGATGCTGGCCTAAAAGCTCCAGGCTCATGCGCTGGCCTCAAGCGTTACCGCTAGCGGAGATTTCAGGATCAGTTCAGCAGCAGTTTTCTGGCTACCAGCTGCGGCCCCGACACTGCGCGGCGCATTAACCCGGACATGCTCAAAGCCTGCATAAAGCAGACGCACCGTTTCAACATCACTGTTTGAAGCCACAACCGGCACGCCCTTTACTGCCAGCTTGCGCAGCTTGCGCGCCAGACGCCCGTGATCCATGTGGTCAAAGCCGGTTCCGTGATAGGCGGTGAAGTTTGCCGCCTCCGTCAGATATGGCGGATCGCAATAAACCACATCCCCTTCCCTGACCATGCCCAGCGTTTCCGAATAGCTCGCCGTGATAAAGGTGGCTCGCTTTGCCTTTTCAGCAAACGCCCGGATTTCATCGGCCGGAAAATATGGCTTTTTGTACTTGCCGAAAGGTACGTTGAAATGGCCGCGCCGGTTGTAACGGCACAGCCCGTTAAAACAATAACGATTGAGGTAAAGGAATTGCGCAGCGGCTTCTAGGCGGTTACTCCCCCCGCCACATGCGGCAATGTTGAAAGTCTCCCTTACCGCATAAAAAAACGTAGCCCGGCTATCAGCATCGCCCTGCATCCCGGCGCTAAAAAGTGACTCAAGCTCACCTAACAGCTCATCAGTGCGATAAGCCATCATTTTGTATAAATTCACTAAATCCGGGTTTACGTCTGCGATCAGATACTCGTCATAATCCGTATTCATCATGACGGCGCAGGAACCCGCGAACGGCTCAACCAGGCGTTTACCTTCCGGCAGGTGTGGAAGCAACTTCGGCATAAGGCGGGCTTTGCTGCCCACCCATTTAAGCGGGGTTTTGATGGTCATGCCCTGCCCCCTGTAGCGATGTAAACAAGCGCATCAAGTGGAGCCAGCGAACGAATGGATAAAACAGCCCACTCCTCAGCGTTCGGCATAACTTCATTAACCGGCAGAATATGAGTAATAACCGCAGCCCATTCTCTGCCGGTATAACGTCCATGCTTCCACTCACAAAGTGAAAGCACATCGCCAGCCTTGTAGTCCCGGTCATTTTTACGCAGCTCGGCCTTTTTCAGGCCAGCCACTACCTGATCCAAATATTTCGGGGCGATTTTGATTACGTGAACTTTTACTGCCATGCCGCACCGCCTTTACTGCTAATGGCTGCGGCCTCATCGCGGAGCAGCTCCACAATTTCGACGGCGCTTAAGCCTGCGTTTGCGGCGTGTGTGGCCAGCTTATCCAGGCGGGTAGAACAGATATCAGCGGCGGCGGCTTTACCTTCGCGGGTAGCCTTGTCCAGCAGGGCCAGCAGATCAGTACCAGCTTTATTAGTGGGCAAATCCTGACGAATCATTTTCATTTTGGTTTCCTCAAGGCAAAGGCATGCCCGGCCACGTCAAAGGTGGCCAGCGCATTGCCGGGTTGTTTAATGAATTACGGGAAGGGTTATTGCTGCTGAAAAGTTCGGGGCTGGCACCTGGTGAACCACGTAAGTGCGGCGCCACCACTCCTGGATAAGCGCTTTGATTTCTCCCACACCCAGCGCGCCCGCCGTGTAAAACGTGGCGCGAATACCAGCCAGGCTTTCAATCTGCGCCTCACGCCCTTCCGCCTCACGGTAAGCGCGGCACCAGAACGCCGCCTGAATGGCCAGCCAGTGGCGCGAGCTGGTCAGGTGTTCCGTGTCGTTGAAGAAAAACGGATGCAGGCCAATGCGCCCGCTTTCGTCTGTGCTTTTGGCCGTAAATGCGCGGGCGTAGTTCATCGGAACGCCCCATGCCTCCATTTCTTCGGCCAAACCTGCTTTATCTACCGCAATGATCGTCATAGCTCAGTTTCCTGCTTTGTTGTGCAGCTGCTCGCGCTGCTCGATGAGTTGAAGAATGTGCGGTGCTATCACCATTTCCGGGCCGGACTTTACCGGCGCGCATGGCTTTACCTGACGGTTAGCCGTACGGCGGACAAAATCATCACGACGCAGCGAACCGAAACCGGCAAAAACATTGCGGGCCTGCTGAATGCCCAGGCGGATTTGCGCCATGCCGCGACTATCAACGCGGGCATAGAGTTCGCTCCAGCGGCACTTTGTAAGGTGGGAACCCAGCGAGACAGTGCCGGAAACAGAAGCAGCATGCAGAACCACGCCGCGCCATTCCGGTTGAAGCGAATCCCAGAAATCCGCCGCGGCGGAATGGCTGGGGTTTACCTGCTTGCGGATACGGGCAAGCCATTCTTTGTTATCAGCCACGGCGACCCCCTTTCAAATTGAGCAGACGACGCCACAACGGGCGGCGCGGGCTATGCCCGGTGAATTTGTAACGCGTAGCCGGGTTCCAGCGCTGGCCGTCCGGCAGCTCAATCCAGCCATGACTAAAAGCGTTAAGCTGCGGGCTGGGTGATTGTTCAGTCAGATAAGTAACGAAAGCTCGCATATCGCTCACCTCACATCAGGCCGCTGGCGCTTCCCGTCACGATATCGACGGCAGCGGCCAGAACAGGCGCGGAATGGATACGGTTTTCAACGGTGTAAGCCAGCAGGGAAAGGCTGCGGATAGCATCCCTGGCTTTATCAAGAATGTGATTGCGGCGGGCTGCGCTCATTTGCTCAGTACAGACAGCCTCACCGGCTATCGCTCCTACGCTTGCCGCAGCCGTCAGCGCACAAAGCTGCATATTTCCCGGCGTCGCGTTATTGATAGGTACGGATGGCTGACAATTAATCTGGCGCAACAGTCCATCGAGAATCCGGGAATCCTCGGTGTAATCTGTGATGGCGATTAGTTCAGAGAGCGATAGCTGATGAGACTGCTCCGGGTTCAGCTTATGGCGCAGGGTTGCCGGGTGCATTCCAACGGCTTTAGCGACGTTAGTAAGGTTATGGGCCAAGGCAAAAGCCCGACATGCGTCGTCAAGATAGTTGCGTACAGAAACTTTGTAATCGTACATGATTCGCGTTTTCCTAACTGGTAGCTTATTAAGCGTGTTAACCAAACGTGACAATCATTTGCCTTCGTGCCATGCGTACCAGTCGACCCAGATATGGTCTTTAGGCTTGGTTTTTGGCCTGATAGTAATTCGACCAATATCCTTCCAATAACGGCCAGTGCGAACACTGATACCCACACGATCGCAAAACGTTTTTAGGGAAATCCAGCGCCCGTCTAATCCATTCGCACGATTGTTATCGCGCAGCTTGTGTTTAGCTTTGTCTGTTGCAGCGTTCAGATGCATAAGGCAAAATCTCCTATTGGCTGTCACCTTTGTTGATTAGTGGCAACGATTGTTAACTATCGACAATCGACAATATCAATTGTCTACATACGAAACAATGCAAAGACTATTGCTCATATTGTCGTTTGTCAACCATTGCGAACTACAAAAATGACAACTTTCAACATCAAAACCGGCGCACGTGAAGCGGTAGAACGTATCTGTGACGCCTATGGTTTCACCTCACGCCTTCAACTTGCTAATTACTTAGGCATGTCCGCCAGCTCTCTGAGCACGCGGATAATGAGGGATAACTTTCCGGCAGATTTAGTTCTACTTTGTGCTTTAGAAACAGGGGCTTCTATTCACTGGCTAACGACTGGTGAGGGCGTCAAATTTGACCCGGTTACAAGCGACACAATCCGTATTGCGGCTTATAAAATTGAAGGAGCAGAGTTAATTCGCCAAGCATCTTTCATATGCGACAAAGCAATGCTCCCAAACTACAAAGGCGAATTGCAGATCATTACTGACGGCCAAGCGAAATATTTTGTTGACGTTGCAGAATACCAGTCAACAGATGGCAAATTTTTGATTGAATACTCTGGAGCAAAAAGCATAAAGGAACTGACGCTGCTGCCGGGCAATAAGCTGCGTATTGACTGGGGTAAATACCCGTTGGATTGCGACGTTTCAGATGTAACGTTGCTAGGAAAAGTTGTAGCTGTTTATCTGGTTAGCGAGTAATGACCGTATCTAAGCTTAAAACTGGCGAATGGCTTTGCGACCTTCGCCCTAACGGAGTCAAAGGCAAACGGATACGCAAAAAGTTTGTCACTAAGGGCGAGGCGCTGGCTTATGAAAAATTTATTAGCGCTCAAATGGAAGAGAAACCCTGGCTGGGCGAAAAGCAGGACAACAGGCGTTTATCTGACTTGATTGATCAGTGGTATGACTTATACGGACGCACCTTGGCCGATTCAAGTCGTATGATGTCAAAATTGAAAGCTATATGCGCAGGAATGGGCGATCCTATAGCAGCTAACATAACGGCTGCTGACTTTAGTGAATATCGAGAAGGGCGGCTTAAAGGTGAAATACCCGATATAACAGGGCGTTGCATGCCAATTCAGCCCCAAACCGTTAACCATGAACAAAGAAACTTATCTGCTGTATTCGGCACTTTAAAAAAGCTGGGTCATTGGCATTTACCTAATCCCCTAGCAGGCCTCCCGACTTTTAAGGTTGATGAGAAAATGGTTTCTTTTCTTTATCCGCCAGAAATAAAAACCCTGCTTGAGTATCTTGGAGATTCCAACAGCCAAAGCGTCCTGATGGTTGCAAAAATATGTTTAGCGACAGGCGCGCGTTGGAGTGAAGCGGAAAACCTAGAAGGCGCGCAGGTGACGCCCTATCGCATTACTTACCGGAACACGAAAAACAAAAAGGTTCGCTCCGTTCCTATCTCAAAAGAACTCTATGACGAGATACCTAAGAAGCGCGGACGACTGTTTACGCCGTGCCGAAAAACTTTTGAACGCGCTATTCAAAAAGCAGGCATTGACTTGCCGGATGGCCAATGCACCCACGTTCTACGGCATACGTTTGCAAGTCATTTTATGATGAACGGCGGCAACATACTTGTCTTAAGAGAAATATTGGGGCATTCGGATATTAAGATGACGATGATATATGCACACTTCGCCCCGACGCACCTTGAAGATGCAGTGACAAAAAATCCGCTAGCGAATCTTGATAACTGATCCACATTTTGACCACCCAGCACTGTAACTGCTGTTCACCTTTGTTCACCATTGTCATGTATATTTCTGATTTCTAATGTAATTCATTGTTTTTACTATATACCCGGAAGAATGTAGGAATTTCGGACGCGGGTTCAACTCCCGCCAGCTCCACCAAAATTCTCCATCGGTGATTACCAGAGTCATCCGATGAAGTCCTAAGAGCCCGCACGGCGCAAGCCCTGCGGGCTTTTTTGTGCCTTCAATTTGTC